GGTCAACAACGAAGACTGGAAGAACGGCGCGATCGCGTCACGCTTCGATCGGGCCGCCTTCGAGGGGACGATCAGTACGCGCAGTTCGTGGCCCGAGTCGAGCCCGCCGACCGATCCCGAGGCCTGCGGGTCCTGGCTCCAGTGGTCGACGAAGCATCTCGAGCGCACGCCGGACTGGCCGCGCAAGGGGAAAGTCCTGTACGAAATCCAGTACGAGGGCTTGGGCGCGTTCAAGCCGGCGCGGATTCCCGCGATCTCGGGCGAACCGCAGCGCATCGGCGAAGGGACCACGCCGCGCCAGCACGCGGATAACGCGGCGTGCTGCGAAATCATGGGCGCCGGCGGCTGCCTGCATGGCGGCTTCTCGTCCTTCGACAGCAGCCACGACAACGACCTCCAGAACTGCCGCATGTCGGGCACGCCCGAGGCGATGGCGGCGGCCGAAGCCGTCGGCGCGGTGTGGAAGAGCACGGTCCTCGATGTGCGCGCCGGCACGACGGAGAAGCTCGTGCGCGGCACCGAGTACGACGACGGCGCGTGTCCGGTGCACCACCGCGACCGCTACAACACCGACTCGCCGCACAACGAACCCGAGACCGGCGCGAACCGGACGTACTTCAAATTTCTTGACGGCGACACGCTCGCCTGCGGGCTGAGTGTCGACCCGGCGCCGCAGTGGCCCGGCTATCAGCTCCGCGCCGAGAACGGCTGGCGCATCGTCGACCAGGGCGGCTACCAGGGGAACTTGCTGAGGTTGACGCGATGAGTCCAGCCGTCGTCCAGCTCCTCGAAGAGATCGCGCCGGCGCTCGAGCGCCTGGTCGCGAAGGAAGTCCAACGCGCCGTCGACCGAGCGGTGGAGATGGCCATCGCCACGCTCACCGTCCGCGACGGGCGCGACGGCTTGCCTGGGGTGCCCGGTCCTGCGGGCGAGGCGGGGAAGCCTGGACGCGACGGCGTCGACGGCGCGACGGGCAAGAACGGGACGCTCGAGGGCGTCGAGTTCCGCCAAGAGGGCCGCACGGTCGTCGTCACGCGATCGGCAGATGGGTCGGTTGTCGGGACCTGGCAGACGCCGGCGGTCCTCTACCGCGGCCACTTCAAAGCGAGCGCGACCTACGAGATCGGCGACGCCGTGACGTATAGCGGCTCGCTCTGGATTGCGACCGAGGCGACCGGCGTCAAGCCGATCGAGACGGCGAAGGCGTGGGCGCTGGCGGTCAAGCGCGGCGAGCCCGGCAAGATGGGGCCGGCCGGGCCGACGGGCAAAGCCGGCGATCGTGGCGCGCAAGGGCTGCCGGGAGGGCGCTACTGATGGCGACCACCCTGGTCACGTTCGAGCAGGCGCGCCAGCACTTGAAGCTGGATCCCGATACCGCGGCGATCGAGCTCGCGGACATCACGCTGAAGCTCGCGTCGGCGACGGCGGCGATCCTCCAGTACCTCGACCGCGAAGAGAACGAGTGGACCGACGCGACCGATCCGACCGTGGACCTCGAGTACGCGATCGTCGTCGCGGCCATCCTCGAAACGCTCGGCGACTACTACCGCTTCCGCGGGGATGACGCCGACCTGCGGCTCGAAGCGGTCGAGGCCGGCGCCTGGCTCAAGCCGAACATCCGGCGCAAGCTGCATGGACTGCGGAGGCCGAGCCTTGCCTAGCCTCCCGACGTTTCCCGGCGCCACGGTGGCCGTCGTCGCCAGCGGGCCGACCCTGACGGCCCTGGCGGTGGCGCCGCTGCGGGGCCGGGTCCCCGTGGTCGCCGTCAACGACGCGATTCGCCTGGTGCCCTGGGCCGACGTCCTCTACAGCTCCGATCGCCGCTGGTGGGCCGTCGTGGGGCCGTCCCGGACCGTCCAGGCGTTCACCGGCGTGAAAGTGAGTATCGGCTGGCGGCCGGGCGACGCCTCGCCGATCCCGAAGCACCCCGACGTCCAGGTCCTCGTCAATACCGGCGAGGCGGGCCTCGAACCGGACCCCGGCGGGCTCCGCACCGGCCGGCACTCCGGGTACGCGGCGATCAATCTCGCCGTCCACCTCGGCGCGCGGCGGATTCTGCTCCTCGGCTACACGCTGGGCCGGGTGGGGGGCCAGGCGCACTTTTTCGGCGCGCACCCGGCGGTGCTCCACCAGACGACCGACCAGCAGTACGCGACGTTCCGCCAGGCGTATGTGACCCTCGCGCCCGCGCTCGTCCGGCACGGCATCGAGGTCGTCAACTGCACGCCGTCGACGCACTTGCACACGTTCCCGAATGTCCCGCTGGCCGACGCGCTGGCCGCGGAGGTCGCATGTTGACCGTCGTCTGCTGGCGCTGGACGCCGCCGAAGGGCTACCGCTCGACCTACCCGGCCGAGACGGTGCACGCGCTCAAGCGCATGGTCGCGACGCACTACAGCGCGCCGCACCGCTTCGTCTGTGTCACCGACGACCCGCGCGGCCTCGACGGCATCGAGACGCACCCGATCTGGCAGGACGCGCTGCACATCCCGCCGCCGGAAGGGAAGAACTGGCCGAGCTGCTACGTGCGGCTCCGGGCCTTTTCCGCCGAAGCGCGGCACTGGTTCGGCGACCGCTACGTCTCGCTCGACCTCGATACGGTGATTTGTGGCGACCTGACGCCGCTCTTCGAGCGCTCCGAAGACTTCGTGATCTGGAACGAAACCGACTGGCCCGGGAAGCAGCACTACAACGCGAGCCTGTGGCTGCACACACCCGGCACGCGGTCGGAGATTTGGGACACGTTCGACCCGGCGACGTCACCGCAGGCCGCGTACCAGGCCGGCGGCCGCGGCGGCGATCAAGCGTGGATCTCGCACGTCCTCGGCCCGGGGCAGCCGGTCTTTACGCCCGAGGACGGCGTGCTCTCGTTCCGCCGCCACTTCGAGGTCACCGGCCACCGCCGCAAGCTCCCGCCCGGCGCCAAGGTCGTGAACTTCCACGGCGTCTACGACCCGTGGGGCCGGCACGCGCAAGAACTCCCGTGGGTGCGCGAGCACTACGGCGGCACGAAGTCCTGGAGTCGGGCGCGATGAGATACCGCCGCCTCGCCCGCGCGTCGGCCGCCGCCGGGGCCCGCGACAAGTGGGTCACCATCCAGGCGCTCACTGAAGGCGAGTCCGACTCGGGCTTTCCGACCGAGGACGAGTGGGCCGATCTGGCCACCGTCGCGATGGCGCGCGAGGACCTCGAAGCCGTCGAGCGCGCCCGCACGGAGCAGGACCTCGCGCTCACGACGACGAGCTGGCAGATGGCGTACCGCGCCGACATGGATCCCGAACGGATCGACGTCCCGAAGCTGCGGCGGCTCGCGTACCTCGGCCGGCACTACGACATCCTCGCGGCCACGCCGGTCGGGCGCCACCGCGTCCTCGAACTCCTGACGGAAGTGCACAGCCAGGTGGAGGCGGCGCCATGAAAGTGCAGATGTCCCTCACCGGCGGCCCCGAGCTCGCGCGGGCGCTCAACGCGGTCGCGCTCACGGTCCGCCGCCGTGCGCTGCACGAGGCGCTCCGGGTCGCGGCCGAACCCATGCGGCAGCGCATGAGCGACCTCGCCCCGCGGCGGCCGCCGCACCCGGACCTCGCCGACCACATCATCACGAGCCCGGCGGTGAAGATCGGCCGGACCGAAGGCGGCCGCGGGCGTGCGCGCACGGACACCGAAGCGGCGATCGCGGTCGGGCCGCGCAAGGACTTCTTCTACGGGATTTTCCTCGAATACGGCACGGTCAAGATGTCGGCGCAGCCGTTCATGCGGCCGGCGTTCGACAGCACCCGCGACGAGGCGCTCGCGATTCTCAAAGACGAACTCTGGGCGCTGATGGAAACGTTCCCGGCGCAGACGCATGTCGCGGAGGCCGGCACATGACGCTCTGCGAGGCGCTCCGCGATCGGTTGGTCACGCTGCCGGCGGTGACGGCGATCGCCGGTACGCGCATCTATACGCTCAAGTTCCCGCAATCGGTCACGGCGCCGGCGCTGCGGCTCCAGGAGATCGATCGCGTCGCGGCGATGCAGCTCCGCGGCGACGACCATCTGCGCCGGTCGCGCGTCCAGATCGACGCCATCGAATCCGAGACGCACGGCCCCGATCCCTACGACACCGTGCACCAACTCGCCGCCGCCGTGCGCGGGGACCTGACGACCGGCACGCCGAGTGGCCTGGTCGGGTTCACGGGCGATCTGTCGGGCCTGGCCGTGCGCGCGATTCTCGCCGACGACCTGCGCGAAAGCTACGACGCCGAAACGCGGATGCTCCGCGTCGAAGTCGATGTCTTGGTCTGGTTCCACGTGTAACAGGAGACGATCTCATGGCTGATGTCACCGATACCTACTATGCCGGCGAGGCCATCAATGGCTATGGCGCGCAGCTCCTGGTCGGCCAGGGCGGCACGTCCCCGGAAGACTACGTCGCCGTCGCCGACGTGGACACGATCACGCCCGGCGACATGTCGACCAACGTGATCGACAAGACGCATCTGCGATCGCCCGACGCGCACCGCGAGAAGATGGCGGGCCTGCGCGACAGCGGTCCGTTTGCCATCTCGGGCAACTGGCGCCCGCGGCACGGCTCGCAGAGCAACGCCGGCGGCGACGGCTTCACCAACGGCGGGCTGATCGGGATGTGGCGCGCGCGCACGGAAGCCAACTTCAAGATCGTCCTCAACGACGGGTCGCCGGGCCTCGAGATGCCGTTTCGCGGCGTCGTCACCAAGTTCCAGCCGGGCGAGATCGGCGTCGACAGCAAGATCCCGTTCTCGGCGGAGATCACGCCGCTCCGGGACTTCTCCGCGGACTTGCCGTAAATGGCGAACTTCATCCGCGGCGAGTTGGCCGTCGAGTCGAACGGCCAGACCTACACGCTCGTGCTGACGACCAACGCGCTCGTGGAGCTCCAGGACGTGTTGAGCACGCCAGAACGGCCGGTCACGCTGACGCAAGTGCTGGGGCGCGTCGGCCAGAACGACATCAAGTACTTTCGTGCGTTCGTGTGGGCCGCGACGCGCGAGCATCATCCGACGCTGACGCTCAAGGATGCGGGCCAACTCATCGACGGGGCCGGCGGCGTGGCCGGATTGGCGCGCCAGATCGAGGCGCTCGCGGCGTCGATGCGGCCCGATCCGGACGACGCCGCGACGGCCGGCAAGACGGACGACGCCGGCCGCCCTATCGACGCTCAGACGACTCCGAGTGGGATTGGCCGACGCTCTATCGGCAATCGCGCCAGATCGGCCTGAGCCGCGACGAGTTCTGGACGTCGACGATCCGCGA